AAGAAGTCTATCAAAGCAGGATATGAACCTGTTGTTGAGTTGCTCGATGGTGAGATCAGGGATCTAGGTGAGAGTGAAAGCAGATGGCAAAAGAAGATTATCGATGGTTTAGTTCCTATCGAGTTAGATTGGGAAGCACCAAGCGAAGAGCAGATCTATGCTTCAGTAAACGCTAGGCCATTCGAAGGTTTATTATTAAAGGATTGGTATAAAGGCTTAGAAGATGGAGCGTTTAGGCGTGTCAAGCAAAACATTATGCAAGGCTATGTCGAAGGGCAAACGACAGATCAGATAGTAAGAAACATAAGAGATGTATCAGAAGGTAGAAGTCGAAGGGCAGCAGAAACGGCTGTTAGAACTGCTTTAGCTCATACATCAAACATTGCTCGAAACGAAAGCTACCGCAGAAATAAGCGTGTAATTAAGGCGATTGAGTGGGTGGCAACCCTAGACAATAGAACGACAGCCGTTTGTCGAGCAAGAGATGGAAAGACTTATCCATATAACAAAGGGCCAAGACCTCCTGCTCATGCAGGATGCAGATCGACAACTATTCCAGTGCTTAAATCACTTAGGCAGCTAGGAATTAAGGCTGATGAAGTGCCAGTTAAATCAACTAGGGCATCGATGAACGGTCAAGTATCCAATGAACTTAACTATGATGGATGGCTTCGTAAGCAACCAGTAGAGTTCCAAGATGATGTTTTGGGCGTACAAAAAGGTAGATTGTTCCGTAAAGGTTTAACGATGGAGCGATTTGTCGATAAGGAAGGTCGAGAGTTTACGCTTAAAGAGCTTGAATCACGCGAAGCAGAGATATGGGCAAAGGTTTATGGCGGTAAAGTTAAACCTAAAGCCAAGCCAAGAAAGCCACCATCTAAGCCGAAAATAGATGTTACGTCCGTTATGACGGTCAGTGGATTTACTAAGGACGAGCTTAACAGTAAGCTAAATAGCGGTTTAACGCCACTAACTGCTAGAATTGCCGATAAGCTGCCAAAACCTAATAAAATCGTGGGCGGTAAAAACAAAGGCGTTTATTATTCTGGTGAAAGAAAAGTCGAGTCTGGTCTACAGCGAGATATAATGACTCACGAATATGGGCATCACGTTGATGCAATGATGCAAGTCGATCCTAAAACTGGAGTAAAAGATCCATCAAAACAGTGGTTTTGGTCATCTCAGGGATTGAAAGAGGCATTTGAGAAAGATCGAGCATCCAGTGGTATTTACAGAGTTAGTAAAGACAAGAAAAATAAACGATTATTAGAAATAAAAGATGAACTGTTTAACACTACAACGGTCACTAAAACACTCCCATCAGGCTCAACTTACGAAACCACTCAGCGTAATTTTAACTTTGATGGGGCTGATATGATTTCTGACATAGTAGATAGTTTTGTAAAAGGCGACTTTAGAAGAAATTATAATGCTTTTGGACACTCAAAATCTTATTGGAAGTATAGAAACTCAGGCACAACTGAAGCATTTGCTAATCTATATGCAGTGCAAAACCGTCCAGAAGCAGCCGCATACGCAAAGAAGAATTTTCCTAATCTTTACAGAGAGTTTATGAGGAAACTGGAGGAAGTAGATGCTAATCCTTAATGATGTTTTAGAAATGTATATGAAAAAGTTTAACTTAGACGAAGAGCCGATTTTACCATTTGGATCAGCCGAGGATGCAATAGAAATGCTTATGATTGCTATCGACACTAATAAAAAACTTACATTTGAATGGGATAATTTAAATCCAGATCAATATAAACTATAAATTATTAAGATGCGTACCAATCTTAGTAATTTAGACAGGAACTAACCTGTTAAGCGAAACGGTACAGCGCAAAGGAACCATATCATGGCAGAAGAAGCACAAGCAGTAGAAGAAACACAAGTCGAAACGGAAACTGTAGACAATCGAGATGAGTTAATAGCTGATCTCAATAAGCAGCTAAAAGAAACTAACCAGAAGCTAGTCGATTCAAATGAGGAGGCTATGCGTAGACGCAAGACAAATGAGCGTCTTAAGTTAGAGGTCGAGACTTTACAAAATAAGCCAGTTGAACAGGCCGATAATAGTAATGAGGCAATAATATCGCAGATCAAATCGCAGTACGAAGAAAAGCTCAAAGCAGAGCAATCTATTCGTCAGGATCTCGTAAAAAGAAATGCTATGAACGAGTTAAAATCAGAGTTAGCAGGAGAAAATATCGTATCTGATGGATTAGAACCGTTATCTCTCTTAGCAAAAGAAAGAATTGGGTTTGACGAGAATGGAAATATTCGTATAATGTCGTCAGATAAGTCTAAACCCCTCGCAGGATCGGGTGGCGATGGTTACGCAACTATTGCGGATCTAGCCAAAGAACTTGCAGCGTCAGGAACAGGTCAGCTTTTTGTAAAAGATGGTGGTGTTTCAGGAGGTGGTAAGCCTCCAGCGAGTTCAGGCGGCAAGTCTGGCGTTAAATCGGTGACGCGCTCACAATTCAATACAATGGGTCAAAGAGAACGTTCACTATTCTTCAAAGATGGCGGCAAGGTCGTTAATGGCTAACCGTTAAACAGAAAGGAAAATGTTATGGCAAACGTCTTAACAGATCTGGCGGCAGACATTTATAGAGCTGCTGACATTGTAGGCCGAGAACTAACAGGCTTTATCCCTGCTTCAACAGTGAACGCAGGATCAGAAGAAGCTGCTGTTGGGCAGAACGTGCGTTCATTCGCTACTCCTGCTGCTACAGCGGTAACAATCGCACCAAGTATGACTATTCCAGAGGGAACAGATCAAACACTAACTAACAAAACGCTGACAATATCTAATCAGCGCGGTGTTCAGATCCCATACACTGGAGAAGATGTACGCTTCTTAGATGGTGGCGCAGGATACGAAACAGTTTATGGCGCACAAATCCAACAGGCTATGCGAACACTTGTAAACGAAATGGAAGCTGATCTAGCTGAAGAAGCATATAAAAACGCTTCTCGTGCAGTTGGAACAGCAGGAACAACTCCATTCGGTTCGAACTTCAACACAGTTGCAGAAGCTCGTCAAATATTGGCTGATAACGGTATGCCAACAAATGACGGACTAATGAGCTTGGTTGTAAACACAAGTGCAGGAGTTAATCTTCGTAACTTAGCAACACTTACTCAAGTAAACACAGCAGGAAGTGACGATACTCTTCGCAGAGGTGAGCTACTTAACTTGCAAGGTGTTTCACTGAAAGAAAGTAGCCAAGTGCAGAGCCACACCAAAGGCACAGGTACATCTTACCTTGTCAACAATGCTTCAGCAGCTATTGGTGATACTACGATCCCTGCTGATGGTGGTTCTGGTACAATCGTTGCAGGAGATGTAATTACAATCGCAGGCGATACAAACGCTTATGTTGTAAATACTGCTCTCGCAGGCGGTAGCTTGGTTGTAGGTGATACTGGTCTACGAGTGGCAGTTGCAGATAACGCAGCGATCACAGTAGGCAATAACTACACTGCAAACGTTATGATGCACCAAGCAGGAATGGAAATCGCAATGAGAGCGCCTGCTAAACCAACAGGTGGCGATGCTGCTGAGGACATCATGGTCGTTCAAGATCCACTTACTGGAATGGTCTTTGAGGTTGCCGTTTATAAAGGCTTCAACAAAGCAATGATCCAAGTTGGTGCAGTCTGGGGCGTCAAAGCATGGAACTCAGACGCAATCGCGGTTCTTATGGGCTAATTGATGAGGGGCGAAAGCCCCTTTTCTTTTCCACTTCTAAGGAGATTGATATGCCAAAAGGAATGGGTACTTACGGAACTAAGAAGGGCCGTCCACCAAAGAAAAAGGGTGGTAAGAAAAAGTAATGGCAATAGGCGTTAAACATTACTTGCGAGATGGAACTGTTTTTAAGGGTAATTCTCACAGAATGCCAAACGGTCAGATCCATTCTGGAAAGACGCATGGTAAAACAAGCAAACGCTTATATCACTTTTCACAGTTAAGTATGACAGCCAAGAAGAAGGCTAGAAAGAGATAACAAGTGCCTAAAAGACGTAAATCAACCGTAAACGCAGCAGGGAACTATACAAAGCCTAAAATGCGTAAACAGTTGTTTTACTCTATTAAGCGTGGATCAAAAGGCGGTCGCGCAGGGCAATGGAGCGCTAGAAAGGCTCAAATGTTAGCTAGACGATATAAAGCAGCAGGAGGAGGGTACAGATAGATGGCTCTCAAGAAGTCGCAAATATCGCTTAGAAAATGGACAGGTGAGAAGTGGGATTATACAGGCAAGAAGAAAAAGAGTCGTTATTTACCAAAGGCTGTAAGAGATAGCTTAACCCCTGCACAAAAGGCAGCAGGATCAAGAGCAAAGAATAAGGCCACTAAATCAGGTAAACAATCGGCTAAATATACTAAAACTGAACGCAGAGCATTAAGGCGACTAAGATGAGCAAGCGAGATCCGAGAATAAAAAGGTTGGGTGTCGCAGGATATAACAAGCCAAAGAAAACGCCAAGTCACCCGACTAAAAGCCATGTTGTATTAGCTAAAGTCGGTGATAGGGTTAAAACAGTTAGATTTGGTCAGCAGGGTGTTAAGGGCGCAGGAAAAAACCCTAGAACTGTTGAACAGAAAGCTAGGAGAAAGTCTTTCTTAGCTAGACATAGAAAGAACATCCAGAAAGGTCGAATGAGTGCGGCTTTTTGGGCTGCAAAAGTTAAATGGTGATAAAATGAATCTTATTAAGATAAAGCATAAAGGCTCAAAAGTTGGATGGGCGCTAATCAACGAGATAGATTTCGATAGCAAGAAGCACGAGCGTTTTGAAGGCGAACCAAAACGAGCAAGGAATAATAAAGGTCAACTCATAGCAGATGATCCAAAGACTGAAGCAAACGAAGCGTGGGAAGGCGGCAAAGCTCCTAAAAAGGCTGCTAAAAAGAAAGCGTCTACTAAGAAGGGATAAGTCATGGCGATAGTTACAACAGTAGGCGGCACAACAACAAACAGCTATATTACTGTGGCTGAATACGAGGCTTTCTGGACAGAGAGAAACGCAACTATTTCGGGTAATACAGCCGCAAAAGAATCTGAACTGGTTAAGGCTGCTGATTATATTAATAGAAGTTATACTTTTGTCGGTGAGCAACAATATCGCTATCAGGCGATGGTTTGGCCTCGTTTGACAGGTATTTATCTTGTTAAAGATTTCCCTATCGATCCCGATGTTATTCCACAGGATATAAAAGATGCTCAAGCAGAATTAGCTTATATTATTCATCAGGGAACAAACGTATTTGCTACGGTTGAGGGTGGTGCAAAGGTTCGAGAGAAGAACAAAGCAGGGCCAGTAGAAACCGAAGTAGAGTTTACCAACTTTAGAGAAACGCCTCGATTTGTAGCGATTGAGGGATTGATTTCGCCATATACTATTTACGGTGGCGCTCAACTTAAAATGGTGCGCGGATGAGTACAACAGTCACAGCAATCTCAGATGCAGCCTTCGATGCCGTTGATATAGCGGTAACGGATGTTATCTTTGATGCGACAGTGACTTACGAAACTCAAGGAACTTACAACCCTTCAACTGGTACTTATCCAGTTACAACAACAACTCTCACAGGCAGAGCTTTATTTGATACTGATACTCCTGCCAGAGATATATTTCCTGATTCAATCATCGGATCAAATCGTCAACTTGTTTTGTTGGAGGGTTTTAGCGAGGTTATCAAGGAAGGATACAAGCTAACTATTTCATCGATTGATTATGAAATAAAAGCAGCGCAGAAGATTGTCGGGTCTATTTCACTTCAATATGGAGTGGCGTTACAGAAATGACCTATAAGAATTTCGAGATACAGCTAAACAAAGATTTGGTCGATACCGATGAAAAGATCGAGGACGTTATCTCATTGATTGCTATGGATAGTTTGCGAGGTATCGTTAAGAAGTCTCCTGTCGATACTGGTCGATTTAGAGGTAACTGGATCGTTAGCAAGAATAGAATGAACCCTGCAAAGGTTAATACATCCGATAAGACAGGAACATCATCTATTACTCGCGGCACACAAACAAT